AAAAAATGAGTAATGTATTAGACGCCGTATTGGCACAGTATGAAAAAAATCAGATGGGCGGGGCCCAATCCAAAATGTCGCAAGACGAAAGAATGAAAAAGTATTTCGCTTTAATCCTTGGGGATAAAGAGAAATCAGGTCAGAGAAGAGTAAGAATTCTCCCAACACAAGATGGTTCCTCACCATTCAAAGAGGCTTGGTACCACGAAATCCAAGTAGGTGGTCAGTGGCAGAAATTCTACGACCCAGGAAAGAACGACAACGAGCGTTCACCACTTAATGAAGTTTACGAAGAATTGATGAGTACAGGTAAAGATTCCGATAAGGAACTTGCTAAACAGTACAAATCACGTAAGTTCTACATCGTGAAAGTTATCGACCGTGATAACGAGCAGGACGGACCAAAGTTCTGGCGTTTCAAACACAATTACAAGAACGAGGGTATCCTCGACAAAATTATTCCGATTTGGAGAAACAAAGGTGATATCACTGACGCTGAAAGTGGTCGTGACCTTATCATCGAACTTGCAAAGTCAAAGACTCCAAAAGGAAAAGAGTACACAACAGTATCAGCAATCATGTATGATGACCCAGCTCCTGTGTCTGTAGAAAAAGACCAAGCTAAAGAGTGGGTTAACGATGAGTTGACTTGGTTGGATGTTTACAGTAAAAAACCCGTAGAATACCTTGAAGCGATTGCAAGAGGTGAAACACCAAAGTGGGATAACGACAAAGGTGGATATGTTTACGGTGACTCTACTGTATCAGAGGAATCATATGGTGGAAGTAAAAAATCATCTCCCGCGAAAATGGTTGACCCTCAAGCAGACGCTGACGTTGATGGTGACTTACCATTCTAATTAATAACAAACAAAGGGCGGTTAATAGCCGCCCTTAATTTATTTATATGGCAATCAAAAAGAACGATTTTAGTAATTTAAAAAAGAAGTATTCTACTTCTGCAAAATATAAACCACAGAGGTTTTTGGATTTGGGTCCTGACTTCTTGGATGCGGTAGGTCTTCCTGGTCCTGCAATTGGACATATTAATATGTTCCTTGGGCACTCTGATACAGGTAAGACAACTGCTGCAATTAAAGCTGCGGTGGACGCTCAGAAAAAAGAGATTCTACCTGTCTTCATAATTACCGAACAGAAATGGAGTTTTGACCATGCCAAACTTATGGGGTTCCAATGTGATGAGGTTGTAGACAAAGAAACGGGTGAATTGGATTGGGATGGATTTTTCTTATTCAATAACAATTTCAGTTACATCGAACAAATCACAGATTACATTAACGAACTTTTAGATGCACAAGAGAAAGGTGAATTGAATTACAGTTTGTGTTTCATTTGGGATTCAGTTGGTTCTGTCCCTTGTAAAATGACCTTTGAAGGTAAAGGTGGTAAACAACACAATGCGTCTGTTCTATCAGACAAGATTGGTATGGGTATCAACCAAAGAATATCAGGTTCAAGAAAATCAGATAACGAATACGAGAATACACTTATCATTATCAACCAACCTTGGGTTGAACTTCCTGATAATCCATTTGGACAACCAAAGATTAAAGCTAAAGGTGGTGAATCAGTGTGGTTAAACTCATCATTGGTATTTTTATTTGGAAACCAAAAAGGTGCTGGTACAACTAAGATTACCGCAACTAAAGACAAGCGTTCTGTTAAGTTCGCAGTCAGAAGTAAGGTATCTGTTATGAAAAACCACATCAATGGACTTGGGTTCGATGATGGAAAGATTATTGTTACACCTCACGGGTTCTTGGCAGGAAAAGATTCTACAGAAGAAAAAGCTTCGATAGAAAAGTATAAGAAAGAATATGCCGATTATTGGAAAGATATAATCGGAGCTGAAGGTGATTTTACACTTACAGAAGAAAAAGAAGATTGATTGTTCACCCTTAAAGAAACTATGTGACGAAGACATTGTTGGTGGATGGGGATAACCTATTCAAAATTGGATTTCACGGGGTTAAAGACCTGTTCAGTGACGGTTCACACATCGGTGGAGTATATCACTTCATTAATACACTCAGACGATTTTTGGAGGAGCACAATCACGATAAGGTGGTTGTATTTTGGGACGGTGATTCCAACTCTTCAATACGCAAATCAATTTACCCACAGTACAAGGGCAATCGTCGTCAGGATATGAACGAGTACAAATACGAATCTTACTTGCAACAAAAGGCAAGAGTTAAGATGTATTTGGAGGAAGTCTTTGTTAGACAAGTAGAGATGGTCAACAACGAAGCTGATGACCTGATAGCTTACTATTGCCAAGTTGCAACCAATGAACAAATCATAATTTTCTCAGGGGACAAAGACCTCACCCAACTAATTTCCGAAAAGGTTACAATATTCTCACCAGTTAGTAAGACTTACTACAAAAATGGGAGTAAGATAACAATCAACAAAGTAGACATTCCTCATTACAACGTAACCTTAACAAAGGTTTTCACGGGAGATAAGTCTGATAACATTGACGGTATTGAGGGTTTGGGTGAAAAGACTTTGGCTAAACTTTTTCCTGTTATAACCGAAAAACTTTGTACAATCGAAGAATTGTTGGATTATGCCCATAAAAACTTTTCAAAAAAACCTCCAAAAGCAATTCAAAATATTTTGACTGGACGTACTAAAAATGGTATACTTGGAGAGGAGTTTTATAAAACAAATTCCAAAATTGTTGACCTCACTTATCCTCTAATTACAGATAAAGGAAAACAATTAGTTGAACAGATTCACACCGATACGATAGACCCCACAGATAGAGGATACAAAAATTTGATGAGACTCATGATGGAAGATGGTCTTTTCAAATACCTACCCAAAAATGATGAGGCTTGGGTAAACTTCCTTAAGCCTTTTATGAAATTGACTAGAAAAGAAAAAAGAAAACTATGATTGATTTAAGTTTGGCTCCAAAGTTAAGAGCTCACTATAAAACAAATTATCCTTTCCCTTATATTGTGATTGATAATTTTTTACCTGAATATCTTCTCAGAAGTTGCAAGGAAGAAATTTTAAAACACGATGAGTGGTATGCCGACACAGTTGAATTCACAAAACAATTTGAACACAACAAACAATATTATCCTCAAGAAAAAACAAATATGGAAGACTTTAAAAGAAAACTTCCAATAACGAATTTAATAATGGGATATCTAAATTCCCCACAATTCATAAAATATTTGGAGGAATTAACAGGTCATCCAAAACTTTTTAGAGACCCAATTCTTACAGGTGGTGGAATTCATAGAATAAAAAAAGGGGGTAAATTATCTGTTCACGTTGATTACAACGAACATCCAATTTCTGGTAAGAAGAGAGTTCTTAATTTGTTGATTTATCTTAATGAATTTTGGCAAAAAGAATGGGAAGGGAATTTGGAATTATGGACAATCAACCCCCCACAAAAATTTGTTGAAGTGGAACCTATTTTCAACAGAGCAGTTATTTTCGATATAGAAGATGCCCCTCACGGACACCCTATACCCTTAAACACACCTCAAAATATTGATAGATATTCATTGGCACTTTATTATTTCATAAATGAAAAACCTGAAGAAGATAAAAAACATACTGTAATATTTTTCAGAGACGATGATATCGGAGCTGGAACAAACACAAACGATTTATTCAAATAAAACAAAACACAAACTATGAAAGAGCAAGAAAGCACGAAGATGGAGTTTTTATTAACTCTTAACGACAACATCGTTGTTCAAAGATTTTTCAACGTCAGAGGGTATGTACCCAAAGCAAAAAATTCTATGGAGTTACATTATTTCATCAAAGCTTTAAGTGAAGAACTTCACTATTACTTGAAAATGAAAACCGTCATTTACATGATGGACAATCAAGAAGCTATTAATCACGACCCCACGATTATGGAAACTTCATTTACAGAAGGTCCTGAAAACTTCAACATCTACGTTAAAGTTGGGGACACAATCCTTAACCACAGACAGTTTGACGGTAAACTTTATCCACCGAAAGTGCGTTACACAGTTGATGTGAGACCATTTTTAAAAGAGGTTTTGAGAGAGCTTACAGACATCTTTTCAAGCAGAAAATTAACTTACAAATATTTGGAACTTGACCTCGCTTAACAAATATTTAAAATAATACAAGGGGGTTATAGAGCTAAAATATGAACAAGAATTTCGACTACTTAGGTAATACATTTCAAATTCAATTAATCAATCAGATTGTTGTAGACAAAGATTTTTCCTCATCAATCATTGATGTTTTGGAAAGTTCCTACTTCGATAACAAGTATTTTAAAATCATCATTCAGATGATTAAAGAATACTATGTGAAGTATGAATCAACTCCGAACTTTGAGACTTTGGAACAGATAATCAAATCTGAAGTTTCACAGGAACTTGTTGCTAAAATTGTTTTGGATACTCTAAAACAAATTAAAGAAGCTCCGTTTGAAGGGACGCAATTTGTTCAAGAAAAAGCATTGAAATTCTGTAAACAACAAGAGTTACAGAAAGCTATGAACAAGGCTCAAAAGATTATCACAGAAGGTGATTTTGAGTCGTACGATAAAGTTGAAGGTCTTGTTAGAGAGGCACTTCAAGTCGGTGAGGTTGAAAAAGGTCAATCAGATGTTTTCGCAGATTTGGATACGGTTTTGGAAGAGGATTACAGACATCCGATTCCGATGGGAATTGCGGGTATCGACAAACTTCTTAAAGGTGGTTTGGCTAAAGGTGAAATTGGTGTAATCTTAGCACCTACAGGTGTTGGTAAAACAACTGTTCTTACCAAGATAGCTAACACCGCTTTTAACATGGGGTATAATGTTCTTCAGATATTTTTTGAGGACAACCCAAAAATCGTACAAAGAAAACACTTCACTATTTGGACAGGTATTGAACCAGATAACTTGGTATTCCATAAGGATAAAGTAATGGAAAAAATTACTGAGATTAAAGAAACGATGCAGAACAGATTGGTTCTCAAGAAACTGGCATCAGATACTATGACCATGAATCAAATTAAAAACCAAGTTAGAAAGATGATTGCTGACGGTACAAAGATTGATATGATTCTTTTGGATTATATTGATTGTGTGTTACCCGAATCAACGGCTAAGGACGAGTGGAAGGCTGAAGGGTCAGTTATGAGAGCATTTGAAGCTATGTGCCATGAATTGGATATTGCTGGTTGGACAGCAACCCAAGGAAATAGAAGTTCAATTTCTTCAGAGGTTGTAACAACTGACCAAATGGGTGGTTCCATTAAGAAAGCTCAAGTGGGTCACGTAATCATAACCGTTGCTAAGACATTACAACAAAAGGAAATGAATCTTGCAACAATTGCCATCACTAAATCCCGTTTAGGAAAAGACGGTGTTGTATTCGAAAACTGTAAGTTCAACAACGAACTATTAGAAATCGATACAGAATCTTCTGTTACCTTCCTTGGTTTTGAAGAACAACAAGAAGAAAGAAAAAGAGATAGAGTTAAGGAGCTCCTCGACAAGAGAAAACAAAGAGAACAAACCCAAAATTAG